GGAGCTGACCGCCATTGACAACGTGATCGTGGAGGCCACCCGTCTCCTGGGCGACCAGGCGGGCCTCACGATGGACACCGTGGTCCGCGACGTGCTCCAGAGCGGCACCAACGTGATGTACGCCCCCAAGATCGGCACGGGCGGCGCCGAGACCGCCGTCACCAGCCGCGCCAACCTCGACGCGACCGCCGTGCTGACCGTGGACCTGGTGGAGCAGGTCGTCGCCAAGCTCAGGGCCCACAACACCCCGAAGATCGGCGGCTATTACATCTGCATCATCCACCCCTACGCCGCGTATGACCTCATGCGTGACGACGACTGGCGCAAGCCCCACGAGTACAAGGACACCACGAACCTGTACGAGGGCGAGATCGGCCAGATCGGCGGCGTGCGCTTCGTGGAGAGCACCGAGGCCAAGATTTACCGCGGCGGCAGCGGCGACCCCGCCAACCTGTCCGTGTTCGGCACGCTGTTCTTCGGCAAGGACGCCTACGGCGTCACCGACGTGGAGGGCGGCGGCCTGGAGACCATCGTCAAGCAGAAGGGCAGCGCGGGCACCAGCGACCCGCTGAACCAGCGCTCGTCCGTGGGCTGGAAGGCCCTGGAGACCGCCGAGATTCTGATGCAGCCCTACATGGTCCGCGTGGAGCATTGCAGCAAGCGCTACAGTGCCAACACCCCGGCCAACTAACCACCTGAGCAGGGGGAAGGGAGACCCCCTTCCTCCTGTTTCACTATGAAAGGAGAGCCAAAAACATGGCAGACACCGAGATCAAGACCGAGATCAAGACCGATACCGAGACCGAGACCAAGCCCACGAAGGAAAAGGGCGAGAAGATGGTCAAAATCAGACTTCCCCTCATCCCCGGCGCGGAGAAGCAGGAGGCGCTTTTCGTGTCCGTCAATGACCGCGAAATGGTCATTCCCAGGGGCAAGACCGTGGAAGTCCCGGAGTGCTTCGCTGAGGTCATCAACCACTCCGAGGAAATGCAGATTCAGGCCGCGCTCAAGCGGCAGGAGTTCATGAAGGACTAAGACAACAGGGAGCGGCAGCACGCTCCCTGTTTTGGAACGGAGGACAGAAGCATGAGAATCATCGACGCCATCAACGAGGCAGACACGCTCAAGCCGAATGATTTTCCCGCGAGCATCAAAGTCTTGTGGCTGTACCGGCTCGACCTGCGCGTGAAGCGGGATATTATCGACACCCACGAATACAACGAGGGCGAGGAAGAAGTCAGTATTACAAAATACAGCCCGGAAAACACCGAGCGGGAGCTTCTTGTCCCGGAACCGTATTCCGAAATGTATGTCCACTGGCTGGGCGCTCAGATCGACTACAACAACATGGAGTTCGACGGCTTCAACGCGGCCAACGCCATGTTTGAAAGCGTGTGGCAGAGCTACCGCAACAGCTACAACCAGAGCCACACGCCCAAAAGCAAGAAGAAAATCTACTTCTGAGGGGGAGCGGCATGTCCTATCCGAGACTGAGCGGGCGGCAGGGCACCCGCGTGACGCTGGACACCTTCGCAGGGTATAACCACAACCTGCAAATCGCGGACGGCGAGTTCTACAACACCAAAAACATGACGACGCAGTATTTCCCGATGATGGCAAACCGCAGGCGGCGCGGCATCCTGAACGACGACTTCACCAATTTGCAGGCCATCATCGCAAAGGACGCGCTGTACTGGATAGACGACGGCACCCTGTACGCCAACGGCCTGCCCACCGGCCTGACCGGGCTGAAAGACCCGGCGGGCTCCCCGCAGCGCGAGCGGCAGCTTGTGAGCATGGGCGCCTATATCTGCATATTCCCGGACGCCAAGTACATCAACACGCAGGACCTGACCGACTACGGCAGCATGGGCGCGAGCTGGACATCACCGCAGGGCGGCAGCGCCACCTATACGATGTGCCACCAGGACGGCACCTACTACACCGACGTGACCCGCAGCTCTACAGAGCCGCAGAACCCCAACAACGGCGCCATCTGGATTGATATTTCCGACGGCGAGACCGTCAAGGAGTGGAGCGTGTACACGGAGAGCTGGACCGTGCTGGAGACCGTGTACACCCGCGTGGACTTTTCCTCTACGGGAGAGCTGCCCACGGCGTTCAAGGAATACGACGGCGTGAACGTCTCCGGCATGTACTACGAGGACCTGAACGGCAGCAAGATCATCTATGCCGTCGGCGGAGACCCCACGACGCACTACGATTACCTTGTGCTGATCGGCATTTGCGGCGAGCAGTACATCCAGCAGCAGGCCAATATCAGCATAGAACGGAATATTCCGGCAATGGACTTTGTATGCGAAGCCCAAAATCGCCTCTGGGGCTGCTTTTACGGGAACATCCCCGGCAAGGGCAACATCAATGAGATTTACTGCTGCGCTCTGGGGGACTTCCGCAACTGGGAGCAATACCTGGGCATTTCGACCGATTCCTGGCGGGCAAGCCGTGGCTCAGACGGACCCTGGACCGGCTGCGTGAATTATTTGGGTGTGCCGACGTTCTTCAAGGAGAACGTGATACACCCCGTCAGCGTCTCCAGCATCGGGGCTCACCAGATCGGAGACATCCCGGCGCGAGGCGTGCAGCAGGGGAGCCACAAATCGCTTGCCATCGTGAACGAGACCCTGTACTACAAGGCGCGGTCAGGGATTGTGGCCTACCAGGGCGGCATGCCCGTGGACGTGAGCGCGGCGCTGGGCGAGGAGCGGTATTACAACGCCGTGGCGGGCGTGTTCGGGCAGCGGTATTACATCAGCATGGCGGACGCGGCCAACGTCTGGCACTTTTTCTGCTTTGACGTGCGCAACGGCTTATGGATGCACGAAGATTTCCTCCACGCCGAGTGCTTTACCGCCTGGGGGGACGAGCTGTTCGTGCAGAGCGCCAACAGAATCATCGCCATCAACGGGACGCAGGGGACCCTTGAAAAGACGCCGGAGTGGATTGCAGAGAGCGGCATCATCCACTACGAGCAGCAGGTGGGCGGCGAAGGCGCGAGGAACGTGCGCTACCTGTCACGCTACAACATCCGCGTGAATATGGACAAGGACGCCTACATGCAGATTTACATTGATTACGACAGCAGCGGCATTTGGTCCTACGCCGGGGAAGTGCGCCTGCGGGAGACGGGGACCGTCACCGTGCCGATACGGCCCCACCGCTGCGACCACATGCGGCTGCGCTTTGAAGGGCGCGGAGACGTGCGCGTGTTCTCCATCGCCCGCATCCTCACAAAGGGGAGTGATGTATAGTGTCATTCGCAGAGAAACCGCCGATACTGACCGGGAATCCGCAAAGTGACCTTGCCAAGCTGCGGGACTGGCTGTTCCGCTTCCAGGCAAGTCTCAGCGACGCGGCAGGCGCGGAGATCAGCACGCCGACGTCCATTACCATCTCCCACCGGGCAGACGGGCAGCAGGTCATCAAGACCGGCCCCGCAGCTGCGGCAGACGTTGAGGCCATACGCAAAAACGCGCAGGAGCTCCGGTCCCTGATCGTCAAGAGCGCGGAGAACCTGCAAAAGAGGATGCAGGACGGGGACGACGAGCTGGCCGGAATGATCGCCGACGGAGACAACGCCGTTATCTCCATCATGGACGAGAAGGAAGAAGAATACAACGGGAAGTATCTTGCAAAATCAGAGTTCGGGACCTTCGAGCAGACCCTTGATTCCCGGATTCAGACCACGGCGGCGGGCGTCGTCGAAAGCTACGGCTTCGAGGAAACCATCGACGGCGTGCAGGACAGCATCGACCTTCTCCAGCACTATTACACGAACATCGAAGGCGAGATACGGCGCGGCATCGTGGTGGACCCGGAGACCGGAAACTATGTGACCGGGATTGCCATTTCACAGAACCTGCGCTTTGAGGGAGAGTGCGGCCCGACGGACCAACACAATCCCGGCGACGGCTACACCTACTACTACATGGAGAGCGGGCAGACCTTCGGCCTGTACACGAGTACCGGCTGGCAGTTCTGGATTGACGGCTACAAGAAGGGATGGTTTAACTCCGTGGACGGCATGCTGCACGTCGCAAACATCATGGTGGAGGTCTCCATGCAGGTAGGCCCAGACTGGCAGCTGAGAGCGATTCCCGGCAGGGCAGAGCTGGAAATCCTTTATGTGGGGGAGTAAGTAATGGCAACAATCACAGCGAAGCGTAAAAAATCCGTCTATGCGAACAGTTACAGCGCGTGGGGAACCATCACCGGCAACACCATCATAGGCGACAACTACAACTGCCACTGTATCTATGAGATGGACGTGAGCATGACGGGCGCGGAGAGGATCACGAAGATCAACTTCCAGAACACCTTCGCCTCCGACATCAACGGCAGCATCACGTATCATTGCTACATGTACACCAGCGACCCGACGGAGGGCACCCCGTCCGCACCGCCGAGTACCGGACTGCTCCACCATTTCCAGATCAACAAGACCATCACGACGAACGGCCTCGCCAACAGCGTCAGTCTGACAGGGCTGAATCTGTCCGGTATCACGAAGCTGTATTTCTGGGTAACGGCAACCTACAACGCCACCAGCGGCGGCATTTACTGCTGTGACCAGAGCGGCATTTCAACCCCGACGAAAGCGACCATCGAAACCGCGCAGGTTTCCGTCACGCTCTCCGTATCGCCGAGCAGCGTCACGACAAGCGCGGCGGGCAGCAAGGTCACGCTCACGATCGGCAACGGCTCAGGCTTTACCCTGTATGCGGACTTCTATTACGGGAGCGCACAACAGCCGTTTGCGAGCGAGCGCGTCTATAACGGCAGCAATCAGGTGACATGCCCGCGAACATGGTTTGATCTGGCTGGCGTGACGACGCTGGTTTCCATGACTGTCACGGTCAAGATCAGGGGAGCAAACAACACGCCGGAGGGCAGCTTCACGCTCAATGCCGGACGTGATATGCAGCCGACCGTCAGCAGCGTGACGGCGGCCATCGTGCAGCCCGCGAGCGCGTCCGCCTATCCGAACACCTATATCGCAGGAATCAGCAAGGTCAAGATCACCGCTGCGGTCACGCTGAACACGAACGCGGGAATCGCAACGAACGGCGTGTATCTCTACTATCCCGGCGGCACCAACGTGATTATGACGCTCAACCAGAGCACGGGGCTTTACGAGGGGACCACCGCAGCCCCGATCACGCAGGACACCACGTTCACCGTGCGTGCAGTTGATGTGCGCAGAGTATACGGCGAGGACAGCGTGAGCGTGAGCGGCGTCGTGCCCTATACGCTGCCGTCTGTCGTGATCAATTCGGCCTACCGATGCAACAGCCAGGGCGAGGAGACAAGCGGCGGCGATTACTGGAAAATCCGCGTGATGGCCACCTACAGCACGAGCCTGAGCGGGAACAGCGCCACATTAAAGGCTGGCGTGAAGAACGGCAGCATGAACACGCTGACATCCGGCGTGATGGGAGGCCCGTTCTCCGGCACGACGAATCCCATGCAGGCTTACACCATCGTGGTCACGGTCCAGGACCTGGTGAGCGGCGTCATCCCGAAAGAGGTCACGCTGGAGAGCCAGAAGCGGGATTTCGTCCTGAACCACGAAGGCGGCTACACTCATTTAGGCGTCGGCACTACGCCAGTTGGGAAAGATTTCAGAGGATATAAAGACACCATCGAAGTGCCGCATGACGGCCTGTTCCTCATGGGCGGCATCCCAGCGCAGGCTTTCAATTACCCGCACATTGCAGGCAAAACGTCCGACAACCCGTGCTTCGGGCGAGACTTCCGCAACGTGTCCGCCGAAAGGACGGGAGAGGCAAACGCAAGCGCGATCTTCGGTTTCCCTGCGTCCCAATACAGTGAATGGACCAATGTCCCGGAGGACCCGTTTGACAGCCAGACGACGCCCACGGGGATTAAGACGCTCGGATGGGCCGGATGGCGAGAAGTCTATTGGG